ATAGAGAATAGAGGAGCAGGAGGTGCTAAGGACAAGGACAGAATAGAGAACCTAATGGCTCTATGTAGAGCAGATCATATTAAGTACGGAGATGTACCTAATAGAGTTCAATGGTTAAAGGACATACATGAACAAAGGATGAATGGAGGTAGGTAGATATTGGGCGGTAACCAACGGAGTATCTATACTGCAAGGGGGGTTCAACTCCCCCCATCCTACAAAATCAATTACTATGAATAAGATGAACCAATTCCTACGCATAGCAAATGCGAGACTAAAGAAGGTGTATCCTAACAAGATACAGAGAAAGGCTTGGGCTGCTAATATGTGGCGCAGGTATGTTGAGAGACAGAACATAGAACACGACCTTTAACACCAAAGAGAGATGAAAGAAGATGAGATATTATTTATAGATGCTAAATGTAAATACAAAGGAAAGGTTTATTATTTAGATGAGATTGTATTTAAGTATCAAGGCTCATTGCAGTATTGGAATTATCTGGAGTTGAATAAGAAAAGAAATATCTTAGAACCTGTTCAATTGTATGATGTGAATATAAAAGCAAGACTTGGTTTCGCTAATAAAACAAAAACTTATAGAACTGCTATTAAGACTGAAAAAGAAATAAGAAATGTTATTACAGGTCAATACAATTAAAGATTGCAACTGCAATACTACAGATATAGTAGATCTATGTCTGAGAGATTTAAATCAAAATGGAATAGAAAATGACTGAGTTTGAATTATTCAAGCATGGAGTAAAGCTAATGGCTTTGTATCAGGTAACTCTAGAGCAGATGGATCTGATGAAGGGAACACCTATATACTCGCAGAGGGTAAAGCAGCAGATGAATACTCTAGAGAAATCTGTAGAGAGAATGATCAGAGAGCCTATGAGTAAGTTAGATCAGACAGATGAGATGATGATGAATGACATACAGAATAAGGTTGATGTGATTCTTGACTTATCTCTAGAAGAGATAGCACAATTGAAAGCAGTAATTAAAGAGGGAAGAGATGCATAGATATTTTGACATTGAATTATTTGGATGGAATAGAGTGAAGCCTAATTGGTGGAATGTAACAATCTTGAGAGTGGCTTCAGGGAATTGGAGTTGGCATCTGTTTATGATGGAGGAGAATCTAGATGGTTGCTTCGTTGAGTGGTTTAAATTCAACATCAACAAATGAATAAAGCAGGATCTGATCTCACATTAGTGAACAAGAATAATTACTATAAAATGCTAGAGATCATGATCCAATTAGATCAGAGAGGCAAACTTGCTCCCCATGAGAGGGAGTTTTTGCGTAACTTAGTTGAGTATTAAAAGGTTATATAATTATGGAAAGAGTAGATATTAAGCAAATTAGATCAAACCCTGACAATCCCAGATTCATTAAGGACTATAAGTTTGAGAAGTTAGTGAAGAGCATTAAGGAATTTCCTGAAATGTTAGAACTTCGCCCTATAGTAGTGAATCAGGATATGATCGTACTAGGAGGCAACATGAGATTAAAGGCTTGTGAAGAAGCAGGACTAACAGAAATACCTGTAATATTTGCAGACAAACTTACTGAAGATCAACAGAGAGAATTTATTATTAAAGACAACTCTTCATTCGGTGAATGGGACTGGGATTTAATAGCTAATGAATGGAATGCTGATCAGCTAGAAGATTGGGGTATTGATTTGCCTGTACTATTAGAAGAGCCAGATATGGAGGATCTAATAGCAGATTCAAAAAACAAACCTGCTACAATGAAGATCACTTTTGATTCTCCTGAACAACTACAAAAAGCAGAGATAGACATTCAGGAGTTGATTGACAGAAAATACGAGGGAGCATACTTCTCAGTTAGTGCAGGTGAATTATGAGACTAGAGAAAGCATCTGCAAAAGCAATTAAGTATGCTTGTCTTAAATTTCACTATTCAAGGATATCGCCTGCTCATGCTTTTGGGTATTCAGTCTTTAATGGTAAAGGTGAATGGTGTGGAGTTATTCTGTTTGGCGGAGGTGCAGGTGCTTTCATGGGTGCTCCTTTTGGATTAAGATATGGTCAATATTTAGAACTAAATAGAATGGCTCTTAATGGGAAACAAGAGAGTACATCTAAAGCAATGAGTATTGCTATGAAGCTAATAAAAAGAGATAGTCCTACTGCTAAACTTTTAATATCATATGCTGATAAAGGTCAGGATCACTATGGTACAATCTATCAAGCTACGAATTGGCATTTTGTAGATGAGACTGAAAGTAGTGGGGAAGAAGTATTCTATAAAGGTAAATGGACTCATAATAGAGGAGCAAGTGAGAAACTTAGCAAAGAGAACTATAGAAAACTACCTAAAAGAAAGAAGAGCGGGAAGTATAAGTATATCTATCCTTTAGATAAAACAATGAAGCCTATGTGCTTAGAAATGAAAAAGCCATACCCTAAAAAAGATATGGCCTTAGAGCGATAGGATGGATTTGCACCTCACCTTCTAGCTGGATGCCAGATGTGCTACTATTACACTACTATCGCATAACATTAATGCAATATAACATAAGATATTGAATATGGCAAATAATGACATAACAAAAAAGGCAATGATTGATGCTTTAGAGAAATCTCTAGGTATTGTAACATCTGCCTGTAAGTCAGTAGGTATCTCAAGAGAGACTCACTATAGATGGATGAGAGAAGATGAGAAGTATAAGGATGCAGTAGATGATCTATCTAATGTTGCTCTAGACTTTGCAGAATCACAATTACATCAGCAGATTAAAGGAGGTAATCCTAGTAGCACGATCTTCTATCTAAAGACTAAAGGTAAGAAGAGAGGATATGTTGAGAGACAAGAGATAGCCCATGAAGGGCTGAAGACATTCCAGATAGAGGAAGTGGATGAGCAAGATCCAAGTTAATAAAGTCTACGGACATCTTAAGAGATCAGATAAGAAGATAGTAGTAGAACAGGGAGGTACTCGCTCTGGAAAGACATACAACATCCTCTTATGGATTATCTTCTACTATTGTGGGGAGAATGTAGGTAAGACTATTACAATCGCTAGGAAGACATTCCCTGCAGTTCGCTCCTCAGTCATGAGGGACTTCTTAGATATCTTAAAAGGATCAGATCTATATAGAGAGGAGAATCATAATAAATCCAATTCAGAGTACATACTAAACGGCAATCTCGTAGAGTTTATATCTATGGATCAGCCACAGAAGATCAGAGGTAGGAAGAGAGATCTGGCATTCTTAAATGAGGCTAATGAATTGACCTTTGAGGATTGGCAACAAATCGTATTCCGTACCAACGGCAGGATCATTCTAGATTACAATCCTTCAGATACATTCCATTGGATCTATGATAGAGTGATACCAAGAGATGATGCAGACTTCTATCAAACGACATACCTAGATAATCCATTCCTAGATCAGACTATCATAGATGAGATAGAGAGACTAAAGCAAACAGATGAGCATTATTGGAGGGTATACGGATTAGGTGAGAGAGGAACGAATAGAGCACAGGTGTTCCAATTCACAACTATCCAACAGATTCCTGTTACTGCTAAGTTTCTTTCCTTTGGGCTTGACTTTGGATTCACTAATGATCCTTCTGCATTGGTGGGATGTTATCAGGAAGGAGATAATCTTTACTTTCAGGAATTACTATATTCAACTAACCTAACTAATCAGGATCTGAACAGAGAATTCCAGAAGCTAGATATAGGGAGATATGATGAGATCTTTGGTGATTCCTCAGAACCTAAGAGTATAGAGGAACTACATAGAATGGGATGGAATATAAAACCTACTCAGAAGGGAGCAGACTCTGTTAATGCAGGGATTGATATGTTGAAGAGATATAAGATCCATATCATAGGAAGTAATCTCATGAAGGAGATGGAGAATTATAAATGGCTAGAGGATAAGAACGGAAATCTATTGAATAAGCCAGAGGATAAATACAATCACCTCATTGATGCATTGAGATATGGGGTATATAATAAACTAAGCAAACCTAATTATGGGAGATACACAATCCGTTAGCATAGAGATTCCAGAGAATCTATCAGATGTGAAGTTATCTGTATATAAGAAGTTCATACTCATGGCTAATGAGGAGAATGGTGATGAGATGGCTTTGTATCAATTCTGTGGATTGACTCCTGCTCAACAGGAAGGAATGAAAAAGAAGGATCTGGATCTGATCAGGAATCAAATAGGAGAAGTATTATCTGAGAAGCCTAACCTGATAAAGACATTCCAATTCAAAGGGAAGGAGTATGGCTTTCATCCTAAGATAGAAGATATCTCTATGGGAGAGTATGTTGATCTAGATACATACTTAAAAGAGCCATATAAGAATGCTGAGAAGGTTTTAGGTGTATTATATAGACCTATTACTAAGAAGGTATTTGGAAGGCATAGCATTGAGAATTACGATCCAGAGGTGCATGATGGCTTAGGCTTTCAGGATCTATCTGCTGACATCTTTCTAGGTTGTCTGCTTTTTTTTTATCGTATCGCAACCAACTTACAGATAACTTTCCTACAATCTTTGGAGAAGGAGGAGAAGAAGGATATGATGCACAATCTAACTTCTCAAGGAAGTGGGGATGGTATGGAGCAGTACATCAAATTGCTCAAGGAGATCTCTTACGATTTGAAAAAGTAACAGAGTTACCTCTAAGAACTGCACTCACTTATCTGGAGTATGAGATAGATAAGAATGAGGTTGAGAAATCTTTAATGAAAAAAAGTAATTAAAATTCTTTGTCAATTAAAAATTATATCTATCTTTGAATAAATCAAAAGAGATAGAGAGATGAAGACATTTAACGAGTACGCATTTTTAGAAGATTTAAAAGACACTATTGAGCAGAGTGATTCTGGAGATGTTTGGGATCTGATCCACCAAGAGATTGACAGAGAATGTATCTACTACGCAGACTGCTTTGAGATCGTAAGAGCATTACACATTACTGATTGGAAGGATAATGAGTTCGGAGAGATTACGAGCATAACGCAACTTGCGTATGTTTCTTTGTATGAGTTCGTTTCTGAGAACCTAGAAATACCTGCAGAATGAATTTGTACGAAAAATTAAGCCCAGAAGCGATTAAGGTATTGGATCAGGAAATGATCCTCTACCCAATCTCAACAACTACATTAATCAATGCATTACAAAAGAACAGATACTGCTTAGATCTTACTCTGAATGAATCTTCAAGAGTAGCATCGGTATTCGGCTTTGAATGCACATTACTTAACATTCTAAACTTCTTTGAGTAATGGGATATCTAGATTGGGAGTTAGAAAGCCATCAGTATTATCAAGATACTACTTGTGGAGTTTGCGGAGAGTGTACTGATCCAGATTACTATGATTGTAGATGTGAGGATGAAGAAGATGAAATAC